AAATCTAATCCTTACTATCTTTGGTGAAAGACCTTTTCAGCCGTCTATTGGAAGTCGGGTGAAAGGTCTTCTTTTTGAGCCATGGGATCCATTCTCTAAAGATGCGATCAAGACAGAGATCAGAGATTGTCTAAAACGTCTTGAGCCACGAATCGAAGTCACAGATGTCCGACTCCGCGACAACAGTGATCTCAACGAAATTCAAGTTGAGCTTGAGTATAAGATTACTGGAGAGCAAGTAATTCAAGAAGTAACATTCCTCTTAGAGAAGACCTGAAATGGCTGCCATTCCTTCACAACTAACATCTTTAGACTTCTTTGAGATTAAGGAGTCCATCAAATCCTACCTTCGTACTCGTAAAGAGTTTACTGACTACGACTTTGAGGGTAGTGCCGCGTCGTATCTGATCGATATCCTCGCTTATAATACCTATTATACCGCATTCAACGCAAACATGGCGCTGAATGAGGCATTTTTGGAGACTGCTACGGTCAGAGACAACATTGTCCGCATCGCAAAGCAGTTAAATTACACTCCTAGGTCAATTAAAGCACCCAGAGCGTGTGTAACTATCCGTGTCCAGACACAACAGTCGCTGAATGGCACAACATTCCCCGAATTCTGCACCTTAAAGGCAGGGGATGTGTTTATTGCCCGCAACTTTAACGACACTTACACCTTCTGTGTGACTCGTGACCTCCAAACTACCGTAGATAGTGCAACTGGCATCGCGGTGTTTGACCCTGTGTTGGTATATCAGGGTAACTTGCTCAAATTTAACTATACAGTTGATTATACCAAGAAGCAAGAATACATTATCCCTACTGAAAACGTAGACACTGAGTTGGTTTACGTTGATATCTCTCCCAACGCACAGTCGCAAGAGATTGACACCTACAACCTTGCGAAAAACGTGACCACGCTTAACAGCACATCGCGTATTTACTATCTTGAGGAGACTGATGACCTTAGATACCGCTTGGTATTCGGTGATGGTGTCCTTGGACGTAAATTGATCGATGGTGAATTCATTAGATTGTCCTATGTGACCACTTTTGGTGAAGAAGCAAACGGTTGTAAGGATTTTGCCTTCGTTGGCACCATTAAAGACAGTGATGGACGCGCTATTGCACCAGCAAACATCGAAATTGTAACTAGAGAGTCTGCTGCGGACGGAGAAGCACGCGAAAGTGCGCTATCAGTCAAGTTTAGAGCACCAAAATCTTTCTCTACCCAAAACAGAGCGGTAACCGAGGCAGATTATGAGCATATTGTCTCAGAGATCTATCCTCAGGCAGCATCTGTTACCGCATATGGCGGTGAGAAGTTAACTCCACCCATTTACGGCAAGGTTTATGTTGCAATTCGCCCCAAAACAGGAAATAAACTGAATGAGACGACAAAAGCGAAGATTAAAAATGATCTGAAGCGTTATACAGTCGCATCAATCGATCCTGTGATCATTGATCCTACCACTTTCTACATTATTCCCAAATCTTACGTTTATTACGACGGAAACGAGACTAATAAGAGTGGTGCTCAACTTGGAAGTGACGTTTTGCGTAATGTTGACCAATTTAACAAGAATGGTCAGAATAATCGCTTCGGTGGTCGCGTTGATACGTCCAAATATAACTCAATGCTTGACAATAGTGATCCTGCAATTTCTGGCAGTGTCACTCAGATGACTATTGGTCAAAATCTTGACCAATTTGAATTTGGAAACGTATTTACACAATGTCTTGACTTTGGAAACCCACTTTACGATCCTGGCAACTATGCTGGTAAACCTGATGGCGGAAATACCTGTAGCACGGACTCAGATTGCCCAGAAGGTCAAATTTGTAGAGATGGTAAGTGTGTAGACGAGGGAGATAGCGGCACTTGTGCTCCTTCCTTCTCTGTGGTCAAATCTGGCACATTCTATGCAACAGGTTACTCAGAAGATCTCGTTAATTTGACTATGGCAGGCACTGGCACAAGTTCGGTCAGTCCTGTTGTCTCTTCTAACTCGATTGCTGGCGATAATCAAGTATTGGTCCCAGTTAACATCAGAGATGACGGAAGAGGCAACTTGATTCTCGTTACCAAAAGAGACGAGGTTGAAGTAACGTTAAATAACTCAGTTGGTAGCGTTGACTACGGTAGTGGACAAGTTTGTGTTGGTCCTATTGCGATCCAAGGCACTCCTGACGATGATACCCGTCTTCCCATCCAAGTACTGCCTTATGGTGGATCGATTAACATTCCCCCTGGTGTTGATCCCACATTGTTTGATGTTGATGTCTTCCCAATCGATTGGAAAACCAATGACATCGCAATCCCCAACTTCGATCCCAACAATTTCAATGGGTTTAACTACGGTGACCCAAGCGGGATAAATATCATTGATTATCCCACGGATACCTTCACATATCCAGTAGATACCTCCTGTTTCTGAGATAGATGCCTACTAAAAATATCAACATTTCGGATAGAGTTGAAAATCAACTCCCAGAGTTTATCAGGGAGGAAGATCGACAATTTGTTGACTTTCTCTTCCAATACTACAAGTCTCAGGAAAAAACAGGTCGTCCTTACGACATTCTGAATAATCTCCTGAATTATTTGGATCTTGACAGTTACACATCTGACGAACTGTCAAATGATACGCTTCTGCTGAATGATATTGGGCTGAACGATAAAACTATCAGAATTGAGTCTATTGACGGTTTTAAGGAGACCGATGGCTCGATTATGATCGACAATGAGGTCATTTACTACGAGTCTGTGACTCGTGGTCCTGATGCCATTATTACCCCAGGTGTTTCTCCTGCTCAATTCGATAAAAAGAAACAACAACTGGAAAATCCCTTCAATTTGTTTGATGGGACAAGAAATACATTCCCTCTCAACTTTTTAGGCACTCCTGTACGTCCTCCCTCGGCAGAGCACCTTATCGTTATCACATATAACGATATGCTCGTCCCTGGCGTTGATTATTTTGTTGAAGGCGATGAAATTCGTTTCCAGGTTGCCCCTCGTGCTAGATCTGGTGCTGACGACTCTCAGTTTACTCAAATTACATATCTGGTTGGGTATGCCGATCAAGCGATCGTCACAGCTGATGCTGTCCCATACCAAGAGTATCAAGGAAAGAAAGAATACCCCCTCAGAGTAAATACTCAACCATATACGCCAACTTCGGCAATCGGTCTGATTATTAAAAAGAATAATCGCCAATTAGAGGCATATACCGATTATACCGTTTTTGAAAATCAAGTAATCTTCAGATTTCCTCTGGGTGCTGCTGATAACATTCATATCCGCTCTGTTGAGTATATTGCACCTCAATTTGGATCTGGAGCATCTGCAGTTGTTTCTGTTGATGCAAATGGTCAAGTTGACCGCTTGATTCCTAAAGAAGGTGGTAGTGGTTACAGATTAGACTTTGAGCCTAAGGTTGTCGTCCAACATAACGACGGTGTTGGTGCAACTGCTAAAACTTTGGTTAGTGGTATTAAAGATATCACTCTAATTGATGGTGGACAGGGTTATACGTCATACAACCCTCCAATCGCCATTGTAGGCGCTCCTGCGGGTGGCACACTGGCAAAAGTCGCTCTGACCGTAGATGACGAATCTGGTCAGGTCGATAGTCTGACTATTACAAACTCTGGTAGTGGATATGACTTTATCCCTGCTATTTCCTTTGTCAATCCTGGTGGTGCTAAGATTGGTCAACCTACTATTGACAGTGAAGGTCGCGTTAACATTGATAGTATCGAGGTCTTAGAGCAAGGTCTCAACTATAGCAATCCTCCTATTGTTTATCTGGATGAAGCACCTGAAGGTGGTATCAATGCCCAGGCAATTTCCAGAATCAACCAAGATGGTCAAGTTTACGAGATCGTAATTACAAACAGAGGTAGAGGTTATACCACTCCTCCTAGAGCAAAGATTATCCAACCTATTGGTGCTCAAGTGCTTGACGTTACTGTTGCGTCTGGTGCTGTTACCAATATCGAGATGTTGACTGGTGGCAGAGGTTATACCGACGCTCCTTCTGTCTACATCGTTGACGATAGAAAGGATCCCTATGGTGTGCCTATTGGCGGCACAGGTGCAACTGCTGCTGCTACTATCTTTAACGGTGAGATCACCGATATTAACATTACCAACTTCGGTACTGGATATTCTGAAACAGAGCCTCCTAAGATTTACATCGCTGAGCCTAAGGCAGCAAGAGCATCTGTTGCTGTTGGTTTTAACGAGCTGACTGGTTATGAAATTATCGAAGCAGGTAGTGGTTATTCACCCTCTGCATTCCTTGGATGTAGTCGTGGTGTGTCTGGTGCTGTTGGATATGACAACCTCCATAACGAGATCTATGCAGGTGAAGCAGCACTGCGTCAATCTACTCACCCTGCAGCAT